TGGATCAATCGGATCAGTTGGAGTATTCCTACGATCATGGTGTGTGGAATGCAAAGCAAAACTTCACCTGCCGCGCTTGGTGTCCGGTGAGTAGCTGTGTTCACAACGGAAAGAATAAATAGGAGGCAGCATGCCTTACGTCAACAAACCCCGCCCGTACAAGAAAGAGTACGAGCAGTACCAAGGTAAGCCCGAGCAGATCAAGAAACGCACAGAGCGTAACGCTGCCCGTGCCAAGCTGATGAAGACCGGTGCTGTTCACAAGGGTGATGGCAAGGATGTAGACCATGTGCTGCCCCTATCTAAAGGCGGCACGAATAGCACGGGTAACCTTCGGGCTAAGTCGGCCAGCAACAACCGCAGCTTCAGCCGTAACAGTGACCATACAGTCAAGCGCAACGTCTCTAAAAAATAATGAGCCGCCCTCAATATGAATCGTCAACGGATGTGTCCGAAGAGTTACGGATTGCTTCCTATTTCTGTTCAGTATTTGGGTGCAAGTATGAGCAGTACCCGCCTATGCATCCTGCAAATGGTAAGTTCATTATGGATGGTAGAACGATAGCAGTGGCCGAGATCAAAACACGTAACAACAAGAGCAGTAAATACCCAACCTTGATGATCAGTTCAACCAAGTGTAAGCGAGGTAAGGATTGGGCACAGAAAGAAAATGCTGCATTCATTCTAGTGATAAAGTTTACCGATGGAGTGTTCATGACAAGAGTCACCAACAAGTACCAAGAATACCTTGGTGGACGGCAAGATCGAAACGACCCCAATGATTTGGAACGGTGTGCCTACATCCCGATCAGTTCGTTTATGCGGGTGTAAAAAGTAGTTGACAGACCCCCGCAAGGGGGAGCAATATACTGGGAATAAACCACCCTCAGAGGTGGCGTGTTCAAAATTTAAGTAAAGTAGTCGGGCTAGGTGAAACCTTCACCTCGCCCAAAAAGTCCTTTGGGAAGCAGAAGCATCAATGCAAATACTTAATAACAAAGCACTACAACTAAAGGTACGTGATCCATCAAAGATCACCGCTGTGATCCCATGCAGTAAGCAGATTGGTGATCACGAAGTACTGGTGCGTTGGGGTTTGGAAGAAGCGCAAGTACTAAAGAACATGCGCATCAAGAACGTGCCATCCCCGATCCTCAAGCAGTACAGTTGGCCGGGAATGCACAGACCGTTTCAACATCAGATCGCTACCGCACAATTCCTCACGCTACATCGCAGAGCATTCTGTTTCAACTCACAGGGCACAGGCAAGACAGGTGCAGCGATATGGGCTGCTGATTACCTGATGAATACTAAGAAGGTACGCAGGGTGTTGGTGATCTGCCCGGTGTCGATCATGGGTTCAGCATGGCAAGGTGATCTGTTCCGGTTCGTTATGCACCGCACGTTCGACATAGCGCACAACCCGCGCCGTGAGAAACGCCGTTCAGTGATCATGGGTGAGGCTGAGTTCGTGATCATCAACTATGACGGGCTGGAGATCGTATCGGATGCCATCGTGGAAGACGGGCGGTTTGACCTGATCATTGTGGATGAAGCCAACGCGTACAAGAATGTCCATACGAAACGATGGAAGACACTGAACAAGATTATCAAGCCACAGACATGGGTTTGGTTGATGACTGGAACACCTGCATCACAAGACCCAAGCGATGCGTACGGGCTTGCCCGTTTGGTTAACCCGAATGGAGTACCCAAGTTCTTTGGTGCATTCCGTGATCAGGTGATGAACAACATCACGCGCTTCAAGTGGGTTCCGAAAACGAATGCAACCGAGGTAGTGTTCAAGGCACTTCAGCCAGCTATCCGGTTTACTAAGGAAGAGTGTCTCGACCTTCCTGACATGATGTACGTGACGCGAGATGTACCGCTGACCGCACAGCAGTCTAAGTACTACGAGAAGATGTTGAAGGATCAGTTGATGGTAGCAGCAGGTGAAGAGATCAGTGCCCCGACAGCGGCGGCAAACTTAAACAAGCTACTGCAAATATCGGGTGGCGCGGTGTACACAGACAATCGTGACACCATTGAGTTTGATTGCTCTGACCGGTTACAGGCACTGAAGGAAGTTGTGGAGGAAGCAAGCCATAAGGTATTGGTATTTGTGCCATACACCCACAGTCTACTCATGGTGTCCGAGTGGCTAAAGAAGCAAGGGTATGTGACAGAAGTTATCAATGGCGCTGTATCACCAAACAAGAGAACCGAGATATTCAATAGGTTCCAAACTACGCCAAACCCGCAGGTGTTGGTAATCCAACCGCAAGCTGCATCGCACGGAGTAACGCTGCATGCTGCCAACGTGGTTGTGTACTGGTCACCTGTGATGAGTGTTGAGACGTACCTTCAAGCCAACGCCCGAGTGCATCGTGCGGGTCAAGTGAACAAGGTAACCATCGTGCATCTGCAAGGTAGTCGTGTTGAACGAAAGATGTATCAGATGCTACAGAACAAAGTCGATACCCATCAGCGTTTGGTTGACCTATACAAAGAAGAACTGGGAGAAATAAATGAATGATGAAACCATACCCGCCGATAAACTTGTGCGTGTGTTTATCAAGATGCGGGATCGTAAGCAAGAACTCACGCATGCGTATGAATCTGAGGTTGCCAATCTTGATGCACAGATGGACGAAGTTAGGTCCAAGTTGCTTGAGACGTGCGAGACCATCGGAGCAAACAGTCTGAGGACAGATTTCGGGACCGTGGTGCGAACCGTGAAGACCCGGTACTGGACTTCTGATTGGGAGCAGATGCATTCGTTCGTCAAACAAAATGATGCAGTTGACCTTTTGGAGAGGAGGATTCACCAGACCAATATGAAAAACTATTTGGAAGAACATCCGGACAAGTTACCGCCCGGGTTGAATTCTGATAGCCACTATGAAGTAACCGTCCGTCGTAAATAATAGGAGACATCATGTCCAACGAAGTAACGCTGTTCAAGTCCGGAGTACCCTCGTACCTCAAGTCGCAACCCCTGAATGCAATCACCAAGTCTCTGTTAAGCGGTGGTGGCGGTGGTGGTAAGCGCATCTCGATTCGCGGCAACATGTTCCGCTTGGTTGTCAACGGTGAAGAAATTGCCACCCGCGAAGAGCGCAACATGCCGGTAGTGATCGTGAACGTAGCGCCCGATACATCCCGTGCCTACTACGACAAGGCATTCGTGCCGGGTCAGAAGGCTTCCCCTGTATGCTGGAGCGCCGACGGCAAGACCCCCGATGCCAAGGCCAGTGACCCGCAAGGCTCGACCTGCGCTAACTGCCCGAAGAACGTCAAGGGATCAGGCAGCAATGGCAAGGGTGCAGCATGTAAGTACGACCGCCTGATCGCCGTGGTGCTGGAGAATGACATGGAGGGTGACCTGTTCCAGTTGTCGCTGCCCTCGCAGTCGATCTTCGCCAAGGAAGAAGGCAAGCTGGGTCTGAACGCCTACGCTACGTTCCTGTCCGGGTTCAATGTCAACGTCAACAACGTCGTTACTGAGATGAAGTTTGACACCAACAGCGAAACCCCCAAACTGGTCTTCCGTGCAACCCGTCCTCTGACTGAGGAAGAGTTTGAGATGATCAACGCCCGGGGTGAGACGCAGGAATCCAAGGACGCTGTGAAGGTGTCGTACTCCCCGCCCAAGGAAGCTGATGCCACCGCTGCACCTACCATCCCCAAGCTGGCCAAGCCCAAGGCACAGGAGCCGAAGGATGACGAGGTGGAAGCCCCGTCTGAGCCAACGAAACGGGCTGGCAAGAAGGAAGAGGTTGTTGCACCCAAGTCCAAGCTGGCCGATGTACTGGATCAGTGGGACGACGAAGGTTAATTTAAAAAGTATAATAATTAAAAGTGGGGTGCGGTATGATCCGCACCCCAATCCTTGGAGAAGATGATGACCAGACGTGGGTTTTCACAAAAAATAACTGACTCTCTTGCTGACGAAAGCAAAGCGGGCGTGGCTGTAGAACTGGGGCGTGTCTGCCTGAAGCATGGGTACACGGTAGCTGAAGTCTCTGATGTGTTTGCCGTATCTCGCCCCACCGTCTACAACTGGTTCAGCGGCAAGACCAAACCAAGTCGCCGCATGGGTGAGAAAATTCAAAAACTGATCGACCGCCTGAACGCCAAACACACCGAAAATGAGTGACCATGCCTACCAGACAAGAATTTCTGGGGGTCGTACTTCCCCCTGAAGGTCTGTACTGCGTAGTCGGGATCAAGAACAAAATCATTCACAGCCAGACGTTCCACAGGACGTTGGGCGAAGTGGATGTTGCGGTGGATGGGCTGGAGGAGGCGGGGGTCAACTCGTTTGTTGCACTCGCCAATTTTCAGAACGACCGGAATCGCACAGCTCCCAACGCCCTACGGCTGAAGAGCTTGTTCCTTGATCTTGATGTCGGAGCCGATGACCCGAAGAAGTACCCGGATCAGCAAGCGGCAATTGCCGCGCTGAAGCAATTCGTCAAGGATTTAAAGTTACCCCGCCCGATGGTGGTGGACTCAGGCAATGGAGTCCATGCTTACTGGCCGCTGACAGAGGAGGTTGATCGCGCAGAATGGAAGGTGGTGGCAGACCGGTTCAAGTTGGTCTGTGCGTTGAATGGATTGTTGATCGACATGTCCGTAACGGCAGATGCCGCCCGGGTTCTCCGTGCCGTAGGTTCGTCCAATTTCAAGGATGCGGACAGTCCGCGCCCGGTGACAGCACTGAACATTGTGCCGTTGATTGATCTGAGCGTCATGAAGAATCGCTTGGGTGTCGGGGATACCTCGGTTGCAACCATGCCCAAACAGCCCCTGAATGCGCTGACCAAATCCCTACTGGCTAACAAGCCGTCCAGCTTCCGGTTGATCCTGAAGAAGTCGCTGGCAGGTAACGGATGCCAGCAGTTGGTGGATGCGGTCAGCAATCAGGACACCATGTCCGAACCCATGTGGAGGGCGGCGCTGTCCATCGCCCAGTTCTGCAAGGATCGGGATGTCGCAATCCATAGAATTTCAGCAGGTCATCCGGACTACACCCCGGAGGAGACGGAGGCAAAAGCACAGCGCATCCAAGGTCCGTACCTATGCACCACATTTGAGGGCGACAACCCAACGGTGTGCGCAGGATGCAAGCACAAGGGCAAGATCAGCACCCCACTGGTGCTAGGGCAGGGCGAGGTAGAAATCGCCACCGCTGAGGACAACATTGTCAAGGATACGAAACAACCAGAAAAAGTTTACACAATACCTGAGTACCCCTTCCCGTTTGTGCGCGGCAAGAACGGCGGCATCTACGTGCGGGAGAAGGACGAGGACGACAACCCGAAGGACAAGCTGGTGTACGAGAACGACTACTACCTTGTCAATACGGTGGACGATCCGCTGCAAGGCATGTCGGCTTTGTTCAGGCTGCACCTGCCCCAAGATGGTGTGAAGGAGTTCTTGATCCCCATGAAGGAGATGACGGCCAAGGACATATTTAGCAAACGGGTTGCCGAACAAGGACTCAGCACAATCGGCAAGCAGATGGAATCACTGATCGCATTCTCAAACATGTCAATCAAAAAATACCAACGTGAAAGTCGTGCCGATAAAGCCCGGTTGCAGTTTGGTTGGGCTGACCGGAACTCATCGTTCATCATCGGGGATCAACAAGTCACCGCTACCGATGTCGTATACAGCCCCCCTTCCTCAGTCACACTGGGGTTGATCAAGTTGTTTGGGCGGAGTGGGACGCTGGAGGATTGGAAACGGATCGCCGCCTTCTACAACCGCCCGGGTATGGAGTTGCACATGTTCGCCTTGTTCGCAGGGTTCGGTTCGCCACTGGTTCCGTTCTCCAAGCACAAGGGTGGCGTGATCAGTCTGTACAGTGAAGGCTCCGGTGTGGGTAAGACAACTACGCTCAAGATGATCAACAGCATCTTTGGTCACCCCGACGACTTGCTGCTGATCAAAGCTGACACCATGAACGCAAGGATGAGCCGGATCGGTACGCTGCAAAACATCACTCCGACGATTGACGAGATTACCAACGAATCACCGGAGGTCACATCCGAGTTCCTGTATCACTACCTGCATGCCCGGGGCAAGAACC